AAGCCGCTGATGTCCGGTATCACGCTGTACGCGGACACCGCCGCGAAGGGCCGGGTGCTGTTTCGCGGGGTGCGTCAGCTGGTGCGCGACCGCGCGGACCGGCTGGGGCTCGCGGGCTTCGCGGACTGGTCGCCGGAGTGCTTCACGGATGCGCACCTGCGCATGCCCGCGCTGGTGGTCTTCGTCGACGAGGCCGACGAGCTGATCTCCGATCCGGCGTTCACGTGGCTGGCGACGAAGGCGCGTAGCACCGGCGTGTTCCTGTCGGTGACCTTGCCGCGTGCCGATCACGTGTCGATGCCGCCGACGGCCCGGTTCTCGATCGGCATCTGGGAGTGCTTCGGGGTGGGCGACGACTATTCGGCCGACTTCGCATTGACCGACGACACGCAGAAGGCGGGCGCGCATCCGGAGACCTGGCGCAACACGCGGCCCGGGTACCACTACCTGGACACCGCGCCGGGGGTGGACCCGCGGCTGTTCCCGGTGCCGTGCCGGTCGTTTCTGCACAGCGACGAGCAGGTGGGGGCCGTGGTGGTACAGGCCGCGCAGGTGCGCGCCGGCCTACCTCCGGAGGACATCGCCTCCCTGGGCGACGCGTGGCGGGTGTGCCAGCCGAGCAATGTCCGCATGCCGGGGCTGCCCGCACCGACGGGCGGCGAAGGCGACGACGAGCCGCCGACCAGCCCATACGAGGAGAACGAGGACATGAGGGTACCGACGATGACCGAGGACGCCGAGCCCGGCGACGCCGGCGCATATGCGGCGGAGGACCCGGCTCGGCCGATCCCGCCGGTGGATGACGACGGGGTCCGGTTTGACGACGGCAAGCCGGACGCGGCGACGCCCGCGCAGGCCAGTGAGGCGTTCGATGCGCTGCTGATCAGGCTGGCCCAGGAGGGCCGCACGGAGGTGAGGGTGGGTGAGCTGGTGGAACTGTTCCCGTTCCGGAAGTACTCGTGGATGTCGCAGCGGCTGTCGGATGTGGCCGACGGGGCGGTGATCTCGCCGCCGGGTCTGACGCTGGAACGCACCGAGACGGCCGGGCGGTACCTGGTCCACCGACTCAACGGCGGTCACAGCTAGTGACCGATATCTGATCTCGTATCGGACCGGGCCCGGACGGCTCCGCGTCCTATAGGGATGGAGATCAGATACTGCCCCTGGAATCCGCCTGGAACGGACACCAGATACGAGATCAGATACTCCCGTGACGAGATCAGATACGACAGCGAGTGATGAGGAAGGAAGGTTGACCGACCCATGGCAAGCACAGTGGCCCGAACGGGCTTGTACCGCACCTTGGAGACGCCCCGCAGTACCGAGGAGCTTCGCGCGCTGTGCGAGGCGGGCCGGGCCGAGCACAACCTGAACGCCGACGGCCTGGCGGTGATCTCCTCCGCGCTCAACAACTACCTGCGCCGGTCGCTGCCCAACGGCGCACTCGCCTCGACCCTGGTGGCCCGGCGGGTGACGCGGCACCTGAAGTACGCGGCCGAGCTGAACACCACCGCCGCACAGGCGTTCCTGCGGTGCTGGCACGACTACGAGCGGCTGGTGCTCAACGCCCGCGACACCGGCAACGCGCCGTTCCAGATCTAGGGGGGGGAGGGGGGCCCATGGCCAGAACGAGAAGCAACTGGGAGACGGCCCGGCACGCCGCCTGGGCGAAGTGGGGTCACAAGCACAGCAACTGGTTCGTCTACGGCCACCTGGCCGCCCGCGCGGCACCGTGGGTGGCGCTGCTGGCGGGGCTGGCGGCGCTCGCCTGGGCGGTGGCCTGGGCGTGGCACCACCTGCCATGGGGCACGCTGGCCCTGCTGACCGGGAGCGGCGCGGTGCTGGTGGCGGTCGGGTGGGCCGGCTACGAGCTGGCCTCAGTCAGCGCGGTCCGCAAGGGCGTCACGGTGCAACGGCTGGCCATGTTCGGTGCGTCGGGCGCGCTGGCCTTCGCCGCGGTGGCGGCGGTGATGTTCCGGTGAGAGGACGGGGGACGGCCGTGGCTGATACCGAGGTTGGGCTGTCCCGCGCCGCTGGCTGGGTGTTCCGCTGCCACCGCTGCGATGTCACCGACGTAGGTCTGGACGAGGCAGAGGCCCAGCGCCGGGAAGCCCGGCATCAGCATTACCCGATCGGGTCCGGGATGGACTTTGACGAGGCGTGGCAGGAGACTGCCGGCGCCGCCGGCTGGGTGCCACTGGCCGAGGTTCTCGATGCCCTACGGGACCACGACGGGTTCGTTCAGTGGCAGCGACAGGGGCCCCTGAATGAGTACGTCATGCGCAAGGACCGCGACGCCTGTGCCCGCTACCTCGCCGAGCGGTTCGCCCCCACCGCGCCACGGAGCGAGCCGTCATGAGCCTCGGCCTGCTCGCCATCTACGCTGCGCTGGCGCTACTGGCCCTCGCTGGCTGGGCCGCAGTCCGTCCCCGCCGTACCGCGCCGGCACTGCGCCGGGTCGCGCTGTACCACATCCCCGGCCCTAGCCGCCGGCCGCTGTACATCGGGGTCACCGACGACCCCGCCCGCCGTGCTCGCGAGCATGCCCGTACCGCCTGGTGGTGGCCGTACCGCACCGGGCCGCTGACCGTGCGCCGCTGGTACCCGGACGAGGTCACCGCACGTGCCGCCGAGAGGGCCGCCATTCGCGCCGAGGCGCCGCTGTACAACATCCAGCACAACGAGGGGAGGGGCCATGTCCTGGCTGCGCGACGCATGGGACTTCGCCACGTACCGGACCCCGGCACAGAACCCAACCCTGTGGCGGTGGGGCGTGCCGGGCGCCGATTTCAGCGGCGCGACGATCAGCGCCGTGTTCGGCCCAACCGTCGCGACCCGGTACCCGGCCGAGGTGAAGGCCTTGGGCCTGCTGGCGGCGCAAGAGTCGCCGCGGGAGTTCCTGGCCGTGATCGCCGAGCGCGACCAGCCCAAGGTACGTCGTGATGGACACGCCGCCGTTGCTGCGACTTGGTGAGGCGGCTCGGCGGCTTGGCTGGTCGCGGGGCAAGATGCGTCAGCTGGTGGATGCCGGATACGTCCAGGTGGACGGGCAGCGGCTACCGCTGCGATCCGTCCGGGCTGGCGTGGGCAGGTACCGGGCAGGGGAACGCAAGGTTCGGGAAGACGACATCGAGGCGGTTCGCAAGGCCATCGACGCCGCACTCAAGTAGATCGACGAGGGGTCCGGGTACAAGCGCTTACGCCCCGTATAGATCTTTCTCGCCCGGGCTGGGGCCTCTAGGCAGAGCAAGGAATCCAGAGCGTTTCGCGTCCACTATGGACTAACCGAGCGTCACCCCCCACCCCTGCCACCTCGCTGCCCTCAGGCGGTCACCTTCTTCAGATCGGCCCAGGCTGGGGGGTCAGGCCGCCGCGGTGCCGGGGGCAGAACGTCATGCTGTCCGCGCTTGGCCAGGTCCGGCCGTCGCACACGATGATCTGGTCGGGGGTCGGGCCGATGCTCGACTCCACGATCTCGAAACCGGCCCACTCCAACTCGACGCGCCGCTCCTCGCCGAGCCGGCCCGGGAACACGATGGCGGTCCCGCGTGGGCGCCGCTCGCCGCACTCCTGGCACACGTAGGCGACCGGCTCAACGGCACCCTGGCGGATGATCGGCGACCACCGATGCTCGGGTAGGTGGATGTCGATCACAGCGCCCACGCCGCGCCGCTCACCCTGCCGCAATCCAGTCGGCGCGGGCACGTGTAGAAGTGCGCCCGCCACAACGGGATCCGGCCAACCACATCCTCCCGGATGGCCGTTGTCGCCTGAGCCTTGTCGCGGTAGACGGGGCGGATGATCACGTCCCCGTCATTGGTCGGCTCGCGGTCGAGAATGATCCTGTCATCCGTGACCACTGCCTGACCGCAAGCCGCGCATGGTCCGACGCGCCAGCCCTGCGTAAGCAACTCCTCGATGGACCCGATCCACTCAAACACGCCGCTCACCCTATGGTCCCGGGCATCGGTACCGGCGACGCGTGCTCGTCCCACTCGTCGCTGTCGATGGAGACCAGCGCCGCCTTCATGTTGGCGAGCCGCTGCTCGCGGGCACGCTCCATCGCGTCGAGGATCGTCCGCACCGCCGCACGGTACGCCTCAGGGTCGAGGATCAGGCTCCGGTCGTAGTCGAGGCAGCGGATCAGGGTGAGCGCGTGGATGTCAGCGTCCTGGCCACGCTTGACCAGCTCGGCACCGATGGCCGCGGACACCGCCTTGAACGCTTGCTCGCGGGCGATGCGTACCAGCAGGTCGTGGTCGGCCTGGGTCAGGTCGGCGTGGGTCATTGCGTCACTCTCCATCGCGCAGCAGGGGTCAGTGGGCGCCGAAGCCTCCCCAGAACCGGCGCCCCGCTGATCACCACTCGCACTTGCTGCGGTACCAGCCCTTCGCGGCCAGCTGCTCGGCTTTCTCGGTGCTGACGTACTGGGTGCGGCGTCCGTTCGGGCTGGTCATCGGGATGCGGCTGGTGGGGTCGGCGGCTTCGGTTTCGGTGTATAGCTTGGTGGCTGTCATGCCCATATGGTAGCATGACACCATGGTGAACAGGAAGAGCGTGGACGGCATCGCCGAAGAGCTACACCAGGAGGCCGTGGACCGAAGCGTGCGGCGGCAGGCATTCACGGTCCGGCTCGATCCCGAGCGGTACGAATGGATGCGCAGGCAGGCGTTCGAGCGCCGGATCTCCCTTCAGCGCCTCATCGATGAGGCGATCGACCTGATAATGGGCGACGGCACCGGGGGCAGCGAGCAGGTCATGACCGCCCCGGCACCAGCCCGAAAAAAGACAGGATGATGACCATGTTCCGTGTACCGGCTGACCCGAGAAACCCCACCTTCGACGCCGTGATCAAGGTCGGTTTTTGGCGCTGGCTGACCAGCAGCAAAGCCGGCCGGCGAGAGTGGCGGCGGCGCCGCGACCTCGCGGCCCGAACAGCGGGGGCCAACCAGCGGGTGCGTGCCCAGGCCGCGGCCGATGCGGCACGGGCGCGGCACGCCGAGCGGAAGGCCCGGCGCGACGATGGATGACCTGACGGTTGACCCATGAGCGACGGCTGGCCGTACGAGCCGAGCCAGATGGCCGACGGGTACGACCCGCCGTCGGCGTCGCTGAACCCGCCACCCAGCCAGCCGGCACCCGGCCCGGTCCTGCTCACCGTCCGCGCCTACGTCGCCGAACTGGGCCCCCTCACTGGCGTCCGGGCCCCGCTCGCCGCGCTGGCTGTATGGAACGCCCAGGCGCTGGAAGACTGCCGCCCCGACGCCCCCGAGGCGGCCAAGGCGCGGCTCGCGCAAGAACTGCGTGCGACGCTTCAGGCATTGACCACGGCGCGCACCGATGACCATGACCGCCTCGACCAGTTCATGGACGAGATGGGGACGCCCGCTGGCCTGCCCGCCCCGGTGGGGGACACCCCGGACCACGAGCAGGCCGACGCTGGGCCCGAAGGTCGCCAAGATAGCGAGGGCGCTCGGTAAGCCGCTGCTGCCGCACCAGCGCTACATCGCCGATGTGGCCCTGGAGATCGATCCGGCGACTGGCCTGCCCGCCTACGGCGAGGTGGTGATCGTCGGGCCGCGCCAGGGTACCGGCAAGTCTGAAGTCCTCTTTCCGGTGATGACGCACCGCTGCCTCGGGTTCGGGCCGATGCAGCGGGTGCGCTACTACGCTCAGACGGCGGACAACGCCCGCGAGAAGTGGCGGGATGTGCATCTGGACCGGCTGCGAAAGTCGTCGCTTTCGGCGCTGGTGGACGCCCGGCTGCGGCTCAATGCCGAGGCCATGATCTTCCCCAACGGGTCGATGTGGATGCCGGGCAGCACCACCGGCAGGACCTCCGGCACGAGCGACACCCTGGACCTGGGGGTCCTAGACGAGGGCTGGTCGCACCGCACCGCCCGTGCCGAGCTGGGCCTGCGCCCGACCATGATGACTCGGGACAGCAGCCAGTTGTGGATCGCGTCGATGGTGCCGGGCCTGACCCGGGTACTGCCGCATGAATGGCCGTACCTGCGCTCCAAGATGGTGGCCGGCCGCTCCCGGGTGGAGGCCGGCATCACCTCGGGCATGGCCTACTTCGAGTTTTCCGCTGCCGAGGACCTGGATCCGTCCAACCCGTCCACGTGGTGGTCATGCATACCCGGCCTCGGATATACGGTCACCGAGAAAAAGGTGCGCGAGGACTTCGAGGCACCTGGTTTTGATCTGGTGGACTTCTGCGCCGAGTACCTGGGCTGGGAGCCAACGGTGAAGTCCCGGCAATGGCAGGTGATCCGCCGCGGCGTGTGGGACGACCTGTGGGATCCAGCCTCGACCGCGCTGGACCCTGTGGCGCTGTGCGTGGACACCAACCTGGAGCGCTCGCTGACCACCATCGGCATGGCTGGCCAACGGGAGGATGGCGACTGGCACGTCGAGGTGGTGGACCAGCGGCCGGGGGTGGACTGGTCGGTAGACCGGGTGGTGGACCTGTGCCGGCAGTGGTCGGTATGCGTGGTCGCGGTAGATGTCAACGGCCCGGCGGCGTCGCTGGTGACCGGGCAGGCCCCGCTGACGACGGCGCTGGCGCGGGAGGGGATCACGGTGGAGGTGTGGCGGCCCAATTTGCGTGAGGTGTCGGGGGCGTGCGCCGGGTTTTACGACGCGACGGGGATGGTGGAGCAGGGCGAGCCGCCGCCGTTGGGCGAGGACGAGGAGCCACCGCCGGATCCACGCCGGCTGCGCCACCTCGGGCAGGCCGAGTTGACCGGGTCGGTGGCGTCGGCGCGGATGCGGATGATCGGCAGTCAATGGGTTTTTGACAGACAGGTGGCTGACTGCCCGCCGATTTACACGGCAGCCTTGGCTCTGGCGGCGGGTGAGCGAGCCGATTGGGCGGGCGGCAACTATGACATCGCTGACTCGTTGGGGTAAGCGCCGACTAGCTCGCGGCTTGACCGGAGCGCACCCGCTGGCACCCTGTGAACCATGCCCGACGCGGTGACCACGATCCTGGACGCGCTGGCTCTCGTCGCCGTCGCGGTCGGGGTTGGCGTGGTGGCCGCCGCGACCCTGTACGGGCTGCTGGTCGGCTTCCACCATCCGGTGTGGCTGGCCACCGGTACCGGTGTGGCGGCCGGTGGGGCCGTCCTGGGCATCGGTTCGTGGCAGGCAGGGCGCAGCGGGGGACGAGCGTGACAACCGCCGAGTCGTGGTGGGCATCGGACACCGAGCGGGACGGGGACGCCCCGCTGGTCACCGCGATGCAGGAGGTGACCTCGGGATCCGAGGACGATGGCACCCTGTCGGTCTGGGGTGGCGCGTTCTCCGGGTTCCAGGTCATTACCACCGACGAGCGCGCCGAGCTCGCGCTAACCCACCGGTGCGGCTGGCAGGAGGCCGTGGTGGACGGGGAATACCTGGGCAACATCGTCTTCGGTCCGATGCTGGCCCACCGCCGGGAGGGGTGCCGCAGGTGAGCGGGTCCCAGGCGATCCGGCGACGAGAGACCGCCACCCTCGCAACCCTGGCCGACCCGGGTGCCGGGATCAGCCAGCGCCTGTGGGCCGCCTGGATGCTGAACGAGATGCGTGCGGTACGCAGACTACTCAAGGGTGGCGCCCCGTGAGCCTGTGGGGCCGTGGCCGGACGCGGCGCGAGTTCCAGGGGCTCACCCCGCAGGAGTACATCGTGCGCGCTCGCGGTATCGGCCCGGCGTCGCGCGGCGCCGTCTACGTGGACGAGGAGAGTGCGCTGCGGCATTCGGCGGTGTGGGCGTGCCGCCGGCTGCGGGCCGACCTGATGGCGTCCTTCCCGGTGGACATCTACCGGGATGTCGTCGGCATCCCGGCGCAGCAGTTCAAGCCACCGATCTTCGTCTCCCCGGGCGGGAAGCAGTGGCCGTATAAGCACTGGATGTGGGCCACCCAGCACGACCTCGACGGCACCGGTAACGCCATCGGGCTGATCACCGAAGTCAACGGGCTGGGGCTGCCGGCCCGGATCGACCTGGTGCCGACCCGGGTGTGTTCGGTGTTCAAGCGTAAGGGCGACGATGAACCCCGGTACAAGATCGACGGCAAGGAGTACCGAGCGGAGAAGGTGTGGCACGAACGCCAGTTCCCGGCCGCCGGCTTGCCGGTGGGCCTGTCGCCGATCGCGTGCGCCGCCTGGTCAATCTCGGAGTACCTGTCAATCCAGGACTTCGCGCTGAACTGGTTTGGTGGCGGGGCGGTGCCGAAGGCCCGGATGAAAAACGTCGCCAAGAAGCTGCTGCCGGCCGACGTGACCACCGCCAAGCAGTGGTACCGGGACACGATGAAGACCGGTGACCTGCTGGTACACGGCAACGACTGGGAGTACGACTTCATCCAGGCGCAGCAGGCCGACGCCGCCTGGATGAATTCGCGGCACGCCGGGGTGGTGGACATCTCCCGCTTCTTCGGGGTCCCCGCCGACCTGATCGACGCCGCGGTGTCCGGCAGCGCGATCACCTACCAGACGACGTTGCAGCGCAACCTCCAGTTCCTGATCATGCACCTGGGGCCGGCGGCGTACCGGCGCGAGAAGGCGCTGTCGAAGCTTCTGCCCGCACCGCGGTACGTGAAGCTCAACACGAGCGCGCTGCGGTGGATGGACGACCAGACCAGGGCGCAAGTCATCAAGACGAAGATCGAGGCCCGCACGCTGGCGCCGTCGGAGGCGCGCGAGCTCGACAACCTGCCACCGTTCACGGAGGAGCAGATGGTGGAGTTCGATCGGTTGTTCCCGAAGACGCAGTCGGCGAATCCGGTGGCATGAGATGCCTTGGCATGTGGCGAAGTCGAGCAGTTG